TATTTCTGTAGCCAATGAACAAAAGTGGAATGTAAACTGTTTTTTCCAACAGGCAGACATAAATAGTTTTGAATTATTAAATTATGACACCATCATAGCTTTTGAAGTCATTGAGCATCTTTATAATGGCTTAGAAATAGCCAATAAACTTAAACAACATTGCAAAAGACTATTGCTTACTGTTCCTTGGAATGAGCCTAAAGGATTCTGGGGTGAGCATCATAAACTTCATGGGCTAAATGAATCTCATTTTCAAGGCTTTGAGTTTGAATACATCAATGAAGCTGGTATGATTTCAAGCCAACCAGAACCTATAACAAAAGATAATAGATGTAACCTAATGCTATGCAAATACTCTGCTCAGTAGCCACTAGAGGTCGCTACACCACGACTTTACCTATGGTCTTGATGGCTATAGCTAATCAAACTAAAAGCCCTGATAAGTTGGTTATATTCGATGATAACGACAATCCAGAGGATATGAGGGAAAACCCTATATATCAGCATATATTTCAAATTCTTGATTACAAAAAGATAGCTTGGGAATGGGTATTTGCTGAAAAAAAAGGTCAGCATCATATCCATCAAAAAGCTAATACGATGGGCTTTGATTGGGTCTGGAGAGTGGATGATGATGCTATTCCAGAAGCCAATGTCTTAGAGCAACTTTGTAGTTACATTGATACTACAGTTGGGGCTATTGGCGGTTCTATTCTTACCCTTCCTCATATTTTTGATACTTCCAAATCTACAGGGAAAATCAAAGACATTGATTTAGAACCCAATATTCAATGGGGTAACATAAACGTTACTAAAGAAGTAGAGCATTTACATTGTTCATTCCTTTATAGGGCTGGCATCCATGACTACAATCTAGGACTTTCCAGAGTAGCCCATAGGGAAGAAACCTTGTTTACCAATGGTATATACCAAAAAGGGTACAAAGTTCTTGCTATACCCAATGCTATTACTTGGCATTTAAAGGCAGAAGGGGGAATCAGAAGTGAAACCAAACAAGAAATATATGCCCATGATGAAGCTATCTTTAGAAATATTGTTGGACTTTCTGATAGCACCATTGTTGTTCTTAATTGTGGTCTTGGTGACCATCTTGTATTCAGCCATATCCTTCCTGAGATTCCTAATCCTGTCATTTTTACTTGTTATCCTGAAATTATCCAAGGTAGGTCAATAGCCGAAGCAACTGCCCTTTTTGGTGATTTAGACCAATGGAATATCTATAAGAAGATGTGCCAATGGAACTGGAAAGACAGTTTAGAAAATGCTTTTAGAAAGCTATATCTATGATAATTATTTCCCCTTATGCAAAAGCATTGAGAAATGGTAAGGAAAACCCTAAGAATTATCCTTATTGGAAAGAGCTTTTAGAACTAATGAATGAGCCAATAATTCAGATTGGGATTGAAGGGGAAGAACAGCTTACAAAAGACTTTAGAAAAGGATTACCCCTTTCTGAAATCAAAACCCTATTAGGTCAATGCCGTATTTGGATAGGCTGTGATAGTTTTCTTCAGCATTTAGCATGGCTAGAAAAGAAGCGTGGGATAGTATTATGGTCAGTATCAGATCCCCTTATATTTGGGCATCCAGAGAATATTAACCTATTGAAAGATAGGGAAAATCTAGCTGAAAACCAATTTCTTTGGTGGGAATTTATAGAACACAATAAAGAGTATTTTGTAGAACCTAATAAAGTGATAGAATTCCTTTAAATTCATAAGATAAAAATCTTTTAACTCTAAAATAATGGTGTCTTATGGATTGGCAAAACTTATTTAATTTAGCTGGCGGTGCAGTATTAGCCGCAATAGGCTGGTGGTGTCGCCAAATCTGGGACTCTGTTCAAAAACTCAAAGATGATGTTAAATCTATTGAAATTGATCTTCCTACAAATTATGTAAAAAAGAATGATATGACTGTTCGTTTTGATCGAATAGAAGTATTACTTGATAAACTCTATGAAAAATTGGAGCAAAAGGCAGATAAATGAAAGCACATAGATCTAAAACTATGTGGTTTTCTTTTGCTCTTGTAATATTTGGAGCTTTATTTGATAATTTTTCTTATGTCCAAAACCTTATTGATCCAAAATATTATGGCATTAGCCTTATTGGTATTGGCATTATCGTTGCTATACTTCGCTTTATAACTAATAAGCCGATTGAATAATGTTTCCACTTTCAATACTTTCTTATGTCAAAATTGGATTTGCTATATTACTTTTATCTGGTTGCTTTTATGGCTATATTGAGCATAATCGTTTTCAGATATATAAAGCAGAAATACAATCAATCGCTGAAAAACAAATTGCAGAAAATCAAGCAAAAATCAAAGAACAAGATTTAATTAATAAAGTATCTAAGGAAACCTATGAAGCTAAGCTATCTGCTCTTAAGTCTTATTATGGTGGGTTGCACAACTCCAGTAGCGGTCAAATGCCCACCCTTTCCAATACCTCCAGCACAGCTAATGAAAGCACCTCCGACCAGCTACTTGCTTGTGCCTATACAACGCAACAATTAGTATCGCTTCAAGACTGGATTAAGCAACAGGCTGGATTATGAATTTAGATGCACTAGGAATATCCGAATCTTGGCAAAAACCTTTAGCTGATACTTTTGCTAAATATGGAATTAATACTTCACAACGACAAGCATGTTTTATTGGTCAATGTATGCACGAATCAAACGGCTTTAGAGTATTAGAAGAAAATCTACATTATTCTGCAAATGCTTTAATGCGAACTTGGCCGTCAAGATTTCCAGATGAAGATACTGCTGAAAAATATGCCAATAATCCTGAAAAAATTGCCAATAAAGTCTATGGTGGGAGAATGGGTAATGTGGAAGATGACGATGGTTGGAAATATCATGGTCGTGGTCTTATACAACTTACTGGCAAAGACAACTATGCAAACTGCGGATCTGGTTTGGGTGTGGATTTGCTTAGTAATCCTGAATGGGTTGCTACTCCTGAATATGCGGCTTTAAGTGCTGGTTGGTTCTGGAATAAAAAAGGATTAAACGATCTGGCAGATACGATGGATATTGAAACTATGACCAAGCGTATCAATGGTGGCACGCTTGGTATAGATGATCGTAAAGCTAAAATCCGAATGGTAATGCAAAAATTAGCTACTTAATACGAACTACTTTATTTCGTTTTAAAACTTCTTCGTAACGAACTTTTGCAACATCATCTAATTTGCGTAATGGCAATTCTTGGTAATACTTAAACTTTGCCTGAGTTTCTGGAGTTTCAGAAGGTCGAATCCACCCTTGTAATTTCCAGCGTTCTTCAATATCAGTTCCACTAGCAGTCCAAATATGTTCATTCATAATCTTCTCCTATTAATATCTTTGTCTGTACCAAAAGTTGTTCTTCCGTGATTTCGTATTCTCTTTCAAAACGCTTTCTACCCATTCCGTGAATACTGGTATTTGATCCTCTATGGTGATATGGGCAAAGGGGGATAACAGGGGCAAGACTTCGTTTAGAAGTTCGTCTAATGTGATGCAGTTCCGCTGGCGTTCCCTCATTACCTTGATGCCTACATAATGAGCATCCCAATCTAGCAATCTTGCCATAAAGCTCTTTTTCTCCCTTAGTCATATTTTTTTAATTGGCTTTGACTTATAGCGTAGCAAGTAGAAACTTTACCAAATCTATCGGTTTTTTGTTCTTTATATGCGTTAGCTTTAATATAATTCCAAGCTCCCCAACAACGAATATCACCGCCTAGATCATCGACTATACAAAGTATATATATATCGCATGGGCTTTTATCGTGATACTCAGTTACTCTAAGTTTGATTGTATCTATCCTACTCGATTTCACATCAACTTTTAATCCATTACCATCTATTAGATCAAAATGCTTTTTCTTTTTAGTAAGCTCAAAATCAGGCATTAAATTAAAAGCCTTAGCTACTATAAACTCTCCCATAAATCCGTCAATATCTAATAAATATGGGTCTTGATCTGAAATTTGCTTATCTGTATTATATTTTTGAGTATTATCTCTCCGAGCTTTACCTATAAATTTAACAACTCGTAATTCTTCAGGATTTAGATTTATTCGCATCGCAAGCAAGTTCTTCTAGTTGTTGAGAAAGCTCTACTAAATCTATAGCAATCTGATAAGCACCAGCTCTATTATTTTTTAAAGTTGCATAATGATAATGTTTTAAAGTTCTTTCAATAAGAATATATAATTCGGCTTCATTCATTGTGTAGCTTTCCCTTCAGCTCTTGCAGAAGATTCAAGACTTCTCCACACTTCTATTTTTGCTTGTGCGGCTATTAGTTTCCAGCGATATTCTTCTGCTGTCGCTATTGCTGTTCGCAAGCCGTTAAGGTATTTAATGTAGCGATCATCGGAATAAGCAAAAGTCTCCTTTGCAGATTCCGTCTTAGCATCTGATTCCGCCATAAGTATTGCTTTTAAACTTTTACGGAATTCAGTCATGTAGATAACATCCGCTTTAGCATGAGCATACGCTTTAGCATTGTCACGAATAAAGTCTAATGCTTTAAATGGGCTTACTTCTTCTGATGTCATAATCCTCTACTCCTTATCGTTGCATCGATCTTATTTACAATCTCAAAACGCTGTAAACCTACTGTATGCAGTCCAAGCTCTGTAGCCTTAGCGATCATCAGACTATCGTTAGTTCGCCAGTCCTGAGTCGTTTTGGTGGCTTTTGACTCTGTTATCCATTCAGCTTTGAATCCAGCCCACCCTCTTTCACAACATATTTGTAATACTTCTTGAAGTGATAGTTTTGCTTTTTCAGCTTCTCTTGATATTCCTTTTAAAGCTGTAACAGTTACCGATGCCTTTTTACTTTTTCTAAGAGCAAGATAGTCTTTCCATATTTCTTCAGAAACACCAATAGGAATAGCGACTTTAGGAGCAACTGGCGAAGCCTTTATATTTAATTCTTTATTATTAATTCTTAATTCTTTATTTATTATTGCTATTGAGGGGTCAATAGGGTGGCTATCCCCTCCCTTTGCCCAACGCTTTAAAGCTCCCTTTTTTCCAGCTTCAGCCATTGAGTGATACCGAGCAATCTCTAAATCGCATCTCTCATGGATAAATCCATCTTGAATTTCAGTAAAAAATTCGTAAAGAATAGTCATTCCTAAAGACTTATCGGCTATTCTGAGTTTTCTAAAAACTAGATCAGCTTCCATAGGAATTTTTTGTTCGCTATCGTAGTAGTAATTTATTAATCTTAGATAAATAGCTTCTTCTTCAAGCGATAGATGAGCTGTATTAGCTATCCATTCTTTTATCTGAAATTGAAAGTAGTGCATTGGCTGAGTCCTTTTCGTTGAATCTTATTGTAATACTACTTCCAAAAAGAAGAAAAGGTTTTTATTCCAAAGCCGTAATGGTTACATATACCTTACCGCCTTTAATTAATTCACCTCGGTATAGGTGATGAATATCGATTTGAGAATCGTCATTCATTAAACCAGCTTGAACTAAGGCATCTTCTAAGGCTTTTAATCGGTTACCTGTATCTTGCTTTCGTTTATTTGCAAAGTGAAAGCTGGCAGATAGCTCCAGCCTTACCGCACCGAAGCGAACAGTCGATTGGCTCACTATTTGAGCTACTTCTGTTTTAAACTTTTTACCAGCTAATCCTACGAATCTTCTATGTCCCTGATATTGGTAATAGCTATTAATCGTTGGTGGCATAGGAAGTATCAAAAAAAGTGTTTGCATCTGGATTTATGTATATAATACTCTTAACTAATCGAGTGATTAGCCTACCACGAAAAGGGAGAATTAAGATGGGAATAAATAGATCAGATGCTTACTATGAACCAGAAGATGATGATTCTGGAGATTTCATAGATTTCAGAACAGCAGAATTATTAAACACTAAAGATTACGATCCAGCACTTATTCATCACATGGCAGAAGCAATTTCTGAAGCTAATCCAGAAGATCAGGAAAGTATTACAGACTTTATTAATAATGCTGAATGGGAAAAACTTGGAATGAAGCTGTATTACATCAGTCATGAATATATGGAAAAGCTGGCTGAATCTCACGCAGTACACGAATATAACTCTGGCTTATTAAACGATTAGGATAAAATATGAAAACATTTATTGAATTACGCAAAATTAATGTAAACGAACACACAGAAAAAAAGGGTCGGTTTACATATCTTTCTTGGACATGGGCGGTAGATCAGCTTTTAGAGAATGATCCAACAGCAACTTGGGTTTTTGGAGAGCCTACTTATTTTGCAGAATCTTTAATGGTTTATTGCACAGTTACCGCTTTTGGTAAGTCTATGACTTGTCAGATGCCAGTTATCAATAATCAGAACAAAGCTATCCCTAATCCAAACGCAATGGATGTGAATACAGCTATGCAACGCTGTCTGGTAAAAACTATAGCACTCTTTGGAATTGGCTTATATATTTATGCTGGAGAAGATTTACCGACTGAAGATCCAATTGATTTTAATACTTTGCAAAAATTACTTGAATTGGTAGGTGGAGCAATGAATTTAAATGAATTAAAAGTTGAATACATTGGAGCTTGTAAATTAGTAGCTAATGATCCACTTGCTCTTAAATCTTTGGAATTAGCTAAAGACAAGCGTAAATCTGAGTTGGGGGCATAAATGAACTCAAATGAACCAGTAGCGTGGATGGAAATAGAAGAAGGTGGAATTACAGAATATAAAGTATGGCGAGAGCCTGTATCTAGCAAGTCTATTCCACTCTACACCCATCCAGCAAAGACACTAACAGATGAGGAAATAGACAATGCAATTACTGAAGCATTTAATCGTGGGGCAAGATTTGGTTACGCAGAAGGACTAAAGAAAGCGAGTGAGAAATGAGTGGAATAGACATGATTAGCTACGACATTGCTTTTGCATTAGGTTATTTTTGCCATGTGTTTGTAAGTTATCTAACAAGAAAGGCTGGTGAAAAATGACTGCGATAGAACTAGCTGATAGTCGTAAAGAATGGGCAAACGATTTGTTATCTTTAAATGAATGGAGTATTGATGCCGAAACTATGCTACGCCAGCAACAAGCTGAGATAAAAAGATTAGAAGAACAACTAAGCATAGCCTATGAAGAAAATGACAATTATTGGATTGAAAAGGGAAAAGAGAAATGACTACTTTTACTACTGAAGATAGAGAAGCAATTATTAAGGCTATGTATAAAGCAGTAGAGCCTATTCCTTTTGCTGGAATGGTTAATCTTAATCAAGATACTCGATTATTAGAGCAAGGAACAGACGAATGGAAAATGGCTCGATTAGGTCATGTTTCTGGTAGCTCTATAGCTGATGTAATGGCTAAAGGTAAATCAGGAGAAGCTCTAACTCGTAAGAAATATAAAACAAGATTAGTGGCTGAAAGACTGAGTATGCAAATTCAAGAAGGATTTACTTCTTCAGCGATGGAGTGGGGAATTCAAACGGAATATTTAGCTAGACAAGCGTATGAAGTCTATAGCAATACTTTTGTTGATAAGACTGGCTTTTGGATGCACCCAACTATTAAATGGCTAGGTTGCTCTCCTGATGGATTAGTAGGTGATATGGGATTGGTAGAAATTAAATGCCCTAATACTACGACTCATATTGATTACTTATACGCTGATCAAATTCCTACTGAGTATTACAAACAAATACAATGTCAGTTATGGGTAACCAATAGAGAATGGTGCGATTTTATAAGTTTTGACCCTAGATTGCCGTTAAAAAATAGATTATTTGTAAAGCGTTTACATAGAAGTAATGACTTTATTACTGATATGGAAATAGAAGTAAAACAGTTCCTTCAAGAAGTTGAAGATATGATAAAAATCCTCTCAGGAGAAAAATGATGGCGGTTGTTAGATACGAAGTAAAAGCAAAGAATGGCACTTATAAAGATCGTAATGGCGAGGAAAAGGCTCGTTGGCATCAAATGGGAGTTTGCTTCCAAAATGATAAAGGTCAGCTCTCACTCAAAATAGATTCAATTCCTGTAAACTGGGATGGTTGGGTTTCTTTATTTGAACCAAAACCAAAAGAAGAAAATAGTAATCGTTCAGTAAGCTCTGGAGCAGTTCGAGCTGAAGTAATGGATGACGATATTCCGTTTTAAGTATTAAGAGGGGATAAAACCCCTCGCCTTCTATGGGGGTAGGCAGAGCTGATAACTCTAAAATCTATCTGAGCTTAAAAAACTCGCCTTTTCGTGGTCTACCCCCACCCTAATTGCTTAAAAATTAAGCAAATGTCAGATAAAAACGACACTTTTCCCCTTTAAAATCAGTAACTTAGGTTATTTTGGATTTATTTCTTTATATTCGTAACAAATACGGATTTCGTATATAATACTTCTAAGCAGTACCGATTAATAACGAAAAGGAATCAAAAATGAATATGTCTTATTGCCAGTTTGAAAATACTTCAACTGATCTCAGCCAGTTATTAAGCGTTTTATCTGAGGCGGTGAATAATAAAAGCGGTCAATTAAAACTTAGCGATTCAGAAAAAAGAGCTTATCAAATTC